GCAACAACAACTGCTAGACCTAAACACGTTCAGAGGCTCGCAGGCGTCGAAGTACTACGCAGGGCTAGTACAACGACAACTCGTGTTTAGCGACCATTTAACGACGGCTCTGCTGCCCTATACTGGCTTATCAGTGGTAGCTTTCACAGCCTCCCTGATAGGCACGTATTCGGCTATCTCTCCTAGTGTTGATAACCTACCTGGGTTCGCTGTGGTTATTATCTCCCTGCTTCTACAGCTTGTCTTAACGACAACTCAGATGGAGTTTTGGAGAGGTGAGCGGACAATCGTGCCAGCTCTGTCACTCGTCTTAGATTGGGGAACCAGCGCGTGGGGCTGGTATACATTCTTCGATTTACCTACAGGAGTAGGAGTAGGAGCAGGAGCAGTTGCGTCTATAGTTCTTGGCTTCTTTGCAGCATACGCAGTAGAAGCCAGCTGGTCTTATATTCCACTCTCTATGAGATGGAATGCTTACGTAGACGATGTCCTACGAGACGATGAATAACGCGAGCGGCTACCACCAACCAAACAGCCACGCCGCCACGCCGCCGCGAGCTTAAAAGTCGGGGGGATGTCTAGTAGGGCATCGCCCTTAACCCCACCCTGTGATAACGGAGGTTTTTTATGACTATAAATATACCAATAACTACCGATAGCCTTATGATTGTCGGTTTACTAGTATTCGCTGCAATACTTATCCTAAGAGAGTTCCAAGTACGAAAGATGGAGGCCGAAGTCTTTAAGCAGAAACAGGAGCTTCTACAGATGGCGATGTTTCTAGCTGCTACTAGACCTACAACTGCTAACAAAAACGAAAAAGAAAGAGAAGAAGAGACAAGGTTAGTTCAACTGGTGACTAATCCTATACTAAATGGAGGGAAGTATGAAATATAACATTCCAGGATACGGAGAGATTACAGTTCCAGACACCGTGCTGAGTCTTCCAAGTGACGAGGCTATTAGACAGGGAATCCTAGACGCTATGACTCCCGAAGCTGTGGAGGCTCTCCACGAAGCACGGGCTAACTCACCTCGCGTTAGCGGCGGATTCGACGGTACGGTAGTCGGCAGCGAAACAGATACGACTACGGCGGGGAAGGCCGTAGACTCAGTATGGGACTATATCTTTAGGAATATGTGAGTTTTCCCCCTTTCTGAAACATAGCCTTTTAATCTGAAACATAGCCTTGACCCCATTACAATGGGGTCAAGGCTATGTTTTTTAATTAACGGCGTTGGCAAAAACATCAAGATATGCTATAATACACTTGTCCGCAGAAAGAGAGGAGAGAAGAAGTGCAAGAAGGCGATAAAATTCTAGCCATAGACCCTGGTAAAACCACGGGCTATGCCGTGGCAGTTGTAGTAGACACAAGGAACTACAACGGATATGAACTACTACAAGCTGGACATATAGAGTGGACTCGCCGAGTACAGGATTTTCAATCTCTCCTCAGCGGATGTATAGGGACGGGACATCTCTACTTAGTAGTAGAGGAGTTCCGTCTCTATGCACATAAAGCGGAGGCTCAAATTGGTAACGAGTTTCCGTCTGTACGGTTTATTGGAATGGCAGAAACTTTATGGTATTTAGTTGGCCTGAACGAAGAAGATATAAGGTATCAACAGGCAGTACTACGTAAGAGTGCCGAAATCCCTAAGAGAGATAAGAATAAACTCACGGGAAAAAGGCACGCTCAGGATGCTTATAAACATCTGAGATACTTCTTTATTGTTCAGGCTAAGAAGAAAGGAAACAAGCGGTGATGAAGGTACTAAACTTCGCTCATCCGATAACGGAGAGCCAGCTAACGGAATTAGCAACACTTCTCTATGAGGAGGTAGAATTTTTAGACGTAGTGGACATCTCTGTGCAGATTGATTTCCGCCAAGACATCAAGGAGCAGATAGACCAAATCCTAAATAACTGCTCCGTGGAATGGGACGCAGAGGACTACGTCGTTAGGCTGCCTGGTATGAGCTTCGCTGCGGCTATGATAGTCGTAGAGATTTATAAGCGTTCCGAATTCTTTCCACAAATCATTATCCTTACACGAGACGAGACATCTGCGGTTCCTGCATTTTACGTAAAAGAAGTAGTTGATTTGGAGGGTTAGAATGTCAACGACAACGACTTACGACAAAATAGAGCAAGTTCTAACGGCGTACTTGGAGTCTCTCTTAGAAGAAATTGCAGAAGAGGGAGAAGAGTACGACGGCCCATATAACTACGACGAGATAGCTATTACTCTGGGGGAGATGAGTAACAGGGGAGACTTAGGTATATGGGATGTGTTCGCTGACCTAGAGATGAATGGAGGATTTACCTTCCGTGAGCTACGGGAGTTGATGCACATTATCGTAGAGCGAGCGAAGCAACTGTAATGGGTATTACACAAGATATAAACGAAGACGGGAAATACAAGAGAAAAGACCTACACGTCTGGGAAGAATACGGTTTTTGGTACGCTTGTATTTCAGGGCTTACGTATGACGGCCTCTACTTTGAGAGTGAAGATATGGGGCCTATGCCCTCTCTCGCAGAAGCGGTAGACTACGGACTGCTAGTAGAAGACGGGGATGTAGACGTAGAGTACGTCTACGACTTTGGTAGCAATAGTGAATGGATAATGGTTTATTGAAAAAACACGAGAGGAGAAGCAAGCTTCTCCTCTCGTGTCTGGTACAGCTAGTACCACCTAAGAAAGAAAGAGGGAGTAAATGATTAAGCAACTAGAACTAGTAGCTTTTGACGGCGGTAACGGTACAGCGGCCATCAAGACGGAAAACGGTGAGTGGACAATGCCAGCGGTAGGACGTAAACTACAGACAGCAGGCAGAGTTAGGCCCTACAAGCATACGTACACCTTTGGAGATGGGGATAAGTGGTTGCTAGGCGACCCAGACGACCCGCGAGACACCGCAGCACAGATAGGGAATATTCCAGACCGTTACTACAACGGAACTACGCTGCGTTTCCTTTTGGCGTTACTTCGTAAATCTTGTCCAAACGAGACGAGCATAGAGATAGAGGAGTTGGGTATGTGTCTACCTCAATCTGTGTATAGCGACACGAGTAACGACGTTAAGATTTACGATTGTTTTGAGAGAGAACACGTTGTCACTGGAACTAAGGTTAAAATAGAGAGTGTTCGTCTTTATGGGGAGGGAGAGGTAGCTTTATACGCTCTGCCTCAGTATATACGCGAAGCAAACACCCTTATTATAGATATTGGATTTAGTACGACAGATGTCGTATTAGCAGATAAGGGGAGCGTAGAGGCAAGGAAAGTGCTGTCCTATCCATTAGGTATAGGGGAATTACTCGCTGATAGGAAAAAAATAGTAGCGAATCCTAAGCACTACGCAAACAGATACGAGGTACAGATAGAAGCAGAGCAGCTAGTATCTGACCTGAACAGAAAATACAGTAAAGGTCAAATTGACTACGTAGTAGTCATAGGCGGAGGAGCATATATCTACGGAGAGGCTATAAAGGAATATGGGGAAAGCTTTCGTGGGGTATTACAGAACGCTCAATGGCTAAATGTAACTGACCCTGAGTTACTAAACCTTAGAGGGATGTATGCTTAGAACTCACTAAATCTAAGAAAGAGGTAGGGAATGACTAAATACCTAAAATTAGTAGCTTTTGATGGAGGGAGCGGTACAGCGTTTATTAAGACGGAAGACGGGGAGATAGGAATGCCAGCGGTAGGGCATAAACTATCAGGGAGTAACGTCTATACACTTCCGAACGCGGAGAAATGGCGTCTAGGGTATGAGGAGTCCCGCGAAGAGGCAACACGGTTCTACGACGGAACTACTCGCAAGTTCTTTCTTGCTCTATTAAGTAAACAGTACTCAGACGCTCTTAGGGTAGAGATAGAAATTCTCGGTATATGTTTACCTATTTCAGTTTTTATGAAGTACGAATACGATAGTATGATTAAGGAATGTTTTCTCGGTAAACATATCGTGAACGGTATCGTGGTCATAGTAAACCGCGTAGTGTTGTATGGTGAGGGGGATGTAGTAACGTTCGAGCCGAGCACTTCTACTCTCATCATAGACGTTGACTACGATAAGACTGATAGTGTTATCTCTACGGAGAGAGGAGCACGTATTAGTACATACTACTCGTGTGTCATTGGAGTAAACGATTTAGTTAAATCTGTAGTCACGGACAGAATACTCCTACAGGAGTTAATTGATAAAATAGCAGCAAGGTACAGAGAGGAGCGAATTGACTCCATTGTACTCGTAGGGGAGGGAGCATATCTCTTACAAGAAGTTATTAAACAATGTTTAGAATCTTCAAGTCTTAGTAGCTTGAAGCTTCTGGTTCCTCTGGAACCAGAGAAAGCGCATCTGCGAGGTACCTGGCACGATTTACAGCTTTTTAATGAATAAGATAGTCGAAACACGAGAAGCCTTACCACTTCCCGTGTCTACCGCGTAGCGGTACTGATGAGACTTATTAGTAAAGGAGTTAGTTATGCTAACAAACACGTTTAAGGAAAATCTAGTAAACCGTGCGGGGCTAACCTCATACGAGGTAAGTTTCCACAGAGAAGACGAGAATTGTTTCCTGGTCATCGTATCGGATGATGCGATGACAACCATTGTACGCGTTAAAGATTTTGGACTAATTCTTGCTCTAAGAAATATAGTGGTGTCTATTCACCACGATAATGGAATGCCTGCTAGTGGTTTGGAAATCCTAGAGGCAATTCGAGAGGCAGTTTCAGCAGAAACTACTGAAACAGGGAAGGGGGTTATAGTAATGAAGTCTTAGATAGTCGAAACGTGGAGAGCCTTACCACTCCACGTCTACCACAAATAGCGGTACTGATGAGACTTATTAGTAAAGGAGTCAGTTATGAAGATTTTCACAGTTGGTAACGGTACGGTTGAAGAGGGAGCAACGGTTAATACAGTTACAATCAAGTCTGCTGACGTTCAAATCCCTGCTATTTGTGTAGGAGAAGAAGGACGCGGCCGAAAGCTTTCCTATATCCCCATTAGTGGGGTTAGTGAACAGAAATGGGTAACGAATGTAAAGTTGGGTGAAACCCGAACGGGTAAGCCTAAGTTTAGGGCTATTACACTAGAAACCGATACAGATACGGAGGAATGTGTAATCGTATTCCTCCATACTGCGGGCTACCGTGGTAGAGCAGGCGTAACGGGAGATATACGTGAGGACTTAGACTGGGGGACACGGTCTCTCAATTTCCCTGGTAAAATATTAGTTGAAGGAGCAATCGCTCAGGGAGCAGCAGGACGGGCGGGGGGAAATCCCCAATATATCGCTAAGCTGAAAAAAGGCGATGTATTCCGTATTGCCCGTGGGGGGAGGTTGTACGGAAACCCATCAAACTACTTCGGTTGCTTTGATGGAGAAAAAGTTATTCTCGTTACTTGGAAGGAACGAGAAGCCCTAGACCTGTGGTTTGACTAAAAAGTAACTGTTAGTAGTTACTTACCAAACTACTAACATCACGTGGATATGGCGGAATGGCATACGCGGTAGTCTTAAAAACTACTGAGAATAATATCATGAGACTGTTTCGTTAAGGAGGGAAAATGAAAATATTTACGGTAGGAAACGGTACAGCTAAACTAGGAGCGAAGGTATCTATTGTCGGGAATAACGTAGAGATATTTGCTATCTGCGTAGGAGAAGTAGGACGTGGGCGGAAACTAGGGTATATTCCAATCGGAGGAATACCCAATACGACAACTGTAACAACAAACGTTGTAATAACAAACGTTGTTATAAGTCAAACTCGAATTGGATTTCCTAAGTTTACGGCCATTACGCCAGAAACCGATACAGGCACAGGCACGGAGGAATGCGTAGTCGTATTCCGTCACACTGGTGGCTTTCGTGGCGGCGCGGAACTAACAGGTGACAGAGTTGACTTCGATAATCCTGCCCTGTTTCGCGACTTTCCTGGGAAAATTCTACAGGAGGGAATAATTGCACAAGGTGCTGCGGGCCGAATGGGAGGAAACTCTCAGTATATTGCCCGCATTCGGAGAGGGCAAGTATTCCGAATTAAACGTTGGGGAAAGTTATATGGAAATCCGTCCTCTTATTATGGATGTTTCGACGACGGGAAGATTACTCTCGTCACTTGGGAAGACAGAGAAGCCCTAGACCTGTGGTTTGACTAAGGGAATATGGGGATATGGCGGAATGGCATACGCGGTAGTCTTAAAAACTACTGAGAGTAATCTCATACGGGTTCAAGTCCCGTTATCCCCACCACTAGTTAAGGGAGGAATATGATAGAACTGATTAGAAAACACTATAGAGGTACAGGCAAACGAGTTGTAGGGCATAAGATGTTAGAGGGGAGTGTTTTTGTGTATACCCTATCAGAACTAAAGAGTTTTTATGGGTATTACGCTCCTAAAAATAGAGATAGTGAGGAATATCACTTTGGTTGCGGCTTCTCGTGTGCAGGAGAAGCACTAGAGGCCCTGAGATATGTACGCAAGATAGAGAGGTTTAACAAGTGATAAATAAAGATAAAGTTAAACGGCTATTAGAAGCGTACCACAATAAAGATAAAACTATCTCAAGAGTTACCGTATACAAAGAAGGGTGGTTTAGTTACAGACTACGCTACCCTAACGGCGGGGAGGAACTGTACTACGGGTTCTACGTACCTAAAGTTAGAGATAGCGAGGGATACCACTTTGGTTGCGGCTATCTCTCACCGTATTCGGTGAAAGTGACGCTACACTATAAAAAAGCGATAGAGAGGATAAAGCTATGACCGAAGAGGAAATAAAACGAATACTGTACCCGAAGCATTACGGGAGTGTAAGAGGAGTTTCGTTTCTCACGAAACGAATATTTAAGTACACCCTGGTGTACCCGAATAAAGAGGCAGATACTCTTTACGGGTACATTTGGGATGAACTATTCGACTGTGGGTTCTTGCGGTATGAGATAGCAGCGGAGGAACTACGTCACGCAAGGGCTAAGAAACGGCTAGGATACACGTAGCGGCGTCGGGCTGCTACAAAGTCGGGAGGGCAGCTAATCGACTATAAGGATAAGTCTAATGGGGCATCGCCCCCCCCCCACCTGTGATAAGGGGCGATTTCTTATAATGTATGGAGGGATATGAAGAGTTTATTAGTACAATACCAGGAGACCGATAACCTTACGGGATTCGACAGGGAGATACAGAAGCTACACATTCTTAGACTGGTTATTAACAACAGAAAAGATAACGACTACACGCCAGAGGAGCAGTCGTTTTTCTTTGTAGTAGCTTCGTCTATTCCTTCTGTGGTATCTCATAGCATTGCACTGTCAATGCTAACAAAGCTTGTAGAGGTCTCTAGTGTATTAGAGAACCAATCACTACAGCTTTGTGTGATTAACGCAATAAGAAGGTTTCTCGTTCGGAAGTTTATTGGAGAAGAGTCGAGAGCATTCTGTCGTTTGTTGACTACGCTAATAGACTTCTCGATGACTAGCCCTAAGATTAACGAGCCTTCTGCTGATACCATAGCAGAGTGGCAGGAATTAGCTGATAATACGGTACAGAGACGGATAGCGGAGCAGCAGCAACAACAATGAAACAACTATACCCATTCCAGCTAGAGGCTGTAGAAAAAGGAATAAATAAAAATTTAGTGATTGCAGACGAGCCTGGTTTGGGGAAGACTGTTCAAGGACTCCATATTGCTTTAGGAGTCCTTGAAACAGTATCTTCTATGGAAGGAAAGCGTCCGTATAAGCACGTTCTTATTGTCTGCCCAAAGAGCGTAAGGTTTCAGTGGATAAAGGAACTGGAAGAGTGTGGTCTTCCATCTTTTGTGGTAGACGCAACTACACGAAAAAACAAAAACGAAATAAATCTAGCTGATATATCTATAACTTTATTTGTTGTTACTCATTACGAAATTCTTCGTAGTTCAGACTATTTACTCAGTAATAGATGGGCTTGTGTCATCTTAGACGAAGTCCATAGAATAAAAAACAAAAATACGAAGACTGCTGCGTCTGCCTTACGGTTGCAGGCGTATAGGAAAGTAGGTCTTACTGGCACTCCTATGGATAAATCTCCTGCGGAGCTGTGGTCTGTACTAAACTGGATGAACAAACGACGGTTTTCGTCTTATTGGTCTTTTTTCCGTTCGTATGTACGTACTCAGGATATTTATGTTACTCGTACAGACGAAGACGGGAGAGAGTATGCTCAGACAATACAGAAACCAATAGGAGTAAAGAATGAAATAGCACTACAGGCAGATATTGCTCCATACTTTATTCGCAGAGAAAAGAAAGACGTAGCTCCACAACTCCCTGAACTTATATGGGAGGAGGCTTGGATAGAGCTACCTGAAAATAGTCCCCAACGGAAACTGTACAAAAAGGTTCTAGGGGCTAGAGATATGATTATTCCAGAAGAAGAGTTAATTAACCTTATTGACGACTTTTCTTTTGCAGAAGAGTTACAAGATTGGGATGGGTATATGGCCGATGGGGATATACTTATTCATTCTTTAGTTACTAGATACATTTTACTACAAAGAGTGCTTAGTGACCCGCTGTCTGTGTACGAAAAGATTGAGCTGTCTAAAGAGAAGCAGAAAAAGATGTCCTCTGCTAAGCTTGATTATTTACTAGAGAGGATAACGAAAGACGAGCCTGAAAGCGTCTTTATTGTATTCACCAAGTTTCGTTCTACTGCCTATCGCATACGCGACACGTTATTAGAAAATCTGGTATCGTGTGTGCTGGCTATAGGTGGTCAGTCTGTAAATAAACGAGAGGAGCAGCTACAGAAATTTTTATCTGGTGAAGTACGTGCGCTAGTCGGTACTTACGGTACGATTTCTGAGGGGCTAAACCTTCAAATGGCCGACACTGTTTATTTCTTTGATGTAGAGATGTCTACTATTAAAGAGAAACAAGCGCAGGACAGAGTTCATAGGATTACGGTTACGGACAATAAGAGAATTGTACGTTTATTAGCGTTAGATTCTCTTGACGAAGATTTGTTACGTGGAAAGACAGAGAAACTTTCTACGGTGCAGATTATGATGGAGTTGATGAATGGCTAAATATGCACAGAAAGGGAGCGTACACTCTGCCGTGCTTTGTTTCGCTGTTTCTGAGAAACAGTACGAGAGAGTAAAAGAAGAGTTAGCACTACGTGGCGGTAGTGATGGGTTGTTATCTACAAGTAGATTTCTTTATCTTCTTGTGGAGTGTGCCACGAAGGAGTTTACGGATTTTTCGGTTTTAGATATGGTTATTCCGCTGAGGGAGGTTGAAGAATGATTCACGTAACGGATATAATTTCTTACCAGAAATGTCCTAGACGATGGTCTTTCGAGTCTAGGCTAGTCTGGGGAAAAGACCCAGGCTCTTATAGACCATACACTCTAGGTACAGCAGTCCACGACGGAATAGAGCGTCTGTTTCCCGTGGGCGGTAAGGTCTCGCGGGAAGATGCTAACATATTCATAGAGAACGTCGTAGACGAACATTTTCCTCCACAGGAATTGGTTATATCTGATGTACTGACAGACCCGCTAGAAGAAGATAGACAACTTTGTAGGGGAATGCTAAAGGGATACTACGATTGGAGAAACAGTCTTGTAGGGCCTTACTCGGATAAACTACTAGAGACTGTAGCTACAGAGTTTGGTTTCTCTGTAGTGTTCGGTGACGTAGTTTTGTCGGGCCGTGCGGATGCTGTAGTACGGTCTGAGGACGGTAGATATTACGTTATGGAGTATAAGACTGCTGGTAGTATACTAGAGCGGTCTAAATACATTCAATTTGAACTCCAACCGACATTCTACGCGCTGGCGGTTGGAATGCAAATGGGAGTGCATATCAACGGAGTTATCTACCACTTACTGCGTAAGAAACTCCCTACCGTCCCAGAAGTATTGAAGGGGGGAGGGCTAACGCGCAGGAAAAATATAGATACGACTGTAAGTAAATATATCGAAACCGCACGTTCCGTACATACGGAATGGAGTACAGAAAGGATACGTGAGCGGTACAGTGAGGTATTAGAGGCTTTGGAATTAAAAGGGAACACGTTTTTCTCTCTTAATTATATACCGAAGTTTCCTAATGAACTGAATGCAGCGAAACCTAAAATACATTCACTGGCGGAAACTATGGTTTCGTTAGCAGAGAATAAAGAGAAACATCCAGAGAAATTTGTAGAGAACGGCGGCCCGCATTGTCGTCAATGCCCGTTTCGTTCTCCCTGCCTTCTTGCTTTAGAGGGAGATTACGAGGGTATGATGGATGAGCTAGACGAGATGCCAGACAGAGAGCCTCTGCGTGAGCACGTAGAGGAGACGGAGGAGATAGAATGAAACGACTAGACTTGTCTTCTCAGAAGCTTCGTGCGCTAGTGTACGGGGTACCAGGCGCGGGAAAGACTACTTTTGCTGGCACTGCTGCTATGTTTGAAGAAACGTCTCCTGTCTTGTGGATAGATATGGCAGGGAATCCAGAAAGCGCGTTTCGTCTACAGTCTAGGTTTGTTCATACTCCCGATGTAGTGATTGTAGAGTCTATAGAAGACCTAAATCGCGTGTATAAGTGGGTATCGGGAGGAATGAAGTCTGGTTCATTCTCTGAGAAATACGGTCTATTAGGAAACGGGCCGTATAAAACTCTAGTGATTGACGGTATCACTGAGTTGCAACGAAAGATTACTAGTACTGTAATTGGAGCAGAGCAGTCTAGTGAGTTTATCCAGTACGGCACTAAGCTGAGCTGGGACGCTCACGGAGCTATTCTAGGTGTAATGCTTAGAGTTGCGAAAATGGCATATCTGGATTTACCAGATATGCACATAATTATTACTGCTTTAGAACAGACTACTCGTATAGAAGCGGATTCTGATGACTCGCGGTCTTTTCCTCGTCTATCAGGGCAAAGTCGCTCTGAGCTACCAGGATACGCAAATCTAGTAATGAGAATGGTTCAAGTTTCAGCCGCAACGTCTGATGTTAGAGCGTTTGCTGGAACTGAGAACCTTACGAAGTTTTCGTCTTCTACTCGTACTCTGGGGCTAGTTGCTCCCTCTACGAGATGGGAGGCGAAAGACCAATTTGGGCTACCGTTTAAGTTTATGTTCAACCCAACGGTAGAGCGGTTCGTTACAGCCGCCAGAGAAACCCTAGAGGTTTCCATAGATTAGGTAACACTCCCTTCGGGGGTTTACATATAGTATACTTTTTTAGTTTTAGTGTAAGGAGACCGAAATGACTAATGGAGAAAACGGATTGGTACAGATGGACGAGCAGGGCAACGTAATCTTGAATCTGGATGAAATCCCATCAGGATTTAGCCCTATTCCCAGCGGGCAATATCTCGTAGAGATTACTGAAGCGGTGAAGCACGTATCTAAGGCAGAGCAGCGTAAGCCAGTAGACCAGCAAACTCCTGGTATGAAACTAACGCTGACAATCGTAGGACAGGGGTTTGCAGGACGGAAGCTCTGGACTTATCTGTCAGCTAAACCAGCCGCGCTGTTCAAGGTAGACCAGTTCGCTCGTGCTATCGAGAACCGACCGAAAGACCTGTCTCTTAGGGCAGAGCCAGAGACGGAAGAGGAGCGTCGTGAGCTGGAGGAGAAAGACAAGTCTCCTATGCGAATTACGTTTAAGCCTGAGTACTTTCTAGGGCACACCGTGGTGGCTAAAGTGGAGCACCAATTCGACACCACGGTAAACCCAAACACGGGTAAGCCCTACGGGGATAAGGCAGAGGTGAAAGATGTCTTTCACCCTAGTTGGAAGAACGTTTCGCTTACGACTGTGGATGAAGACGAAGACGAAGACGAAGACTACTAGTCGCTAGTCTAGTTTAAGTAAGTAAGTAAGTAAGTAAGTAGGGTATAAATCGGTTATCGTTAAGTTATTTCAGGTAACGATAACGATAACCGATTTATTATAGGTGTTTTATGATAGATAGATACTTTACGCCTGGTTACGTTACGCACGTTAGAGCCTCTAATCATCAGGAGTGGCAGCTAACAACTTTCACCGATATACAAGATAAAACTATTCCTCACACGGAACTAGAATTTTCCATCTGGCAGTTCTATAAAAAAGACAGAAGTCAAACAAAAGTTACCAGATTTATTGCTTATTATTTTACTGGTAAAAAATATCCAGATTTAGCTCTGCCGCCTTCGTTTATTTTATGGAAAGCGGAGCGAGAATGGATAATAGTATATGAACTAGAACTTTTAGTGGCCGAAGATAATTACTTAAATATTAGCAGAGCACTTGCTACTAGAATTATAAATACTCCTCTTTCTATTGTAGACTGGCTGCCTTGTGATTTAACTGTCTATAACCTCCGCTGGGAAGTACAGGCAATTCCTGTACGTACTCATATTCCACCTCTGAATGCTTGCTTATCTATAGTAGAGTCGGGGGGAGAAGTGGAAGACGATAGACTGAATGCTCCAGACTTCGTACCATATAAAAACTCAGATATATCTATATATCTGAAAGGGAAATATAGCGGTACGACTCCCCCAGAGGGGATTAGCGACAAGTTAATATTTTTTATGGAAGCTGGTTTTAGTTTTGAAATGGCAGTCACGATACTACGTAAAGATAACAATTACGCTGTACACTTAGATGAAGTTGTTAGAGTCTACAAGGAGATGCGTGCTCTAATGTATGCATCTAAAATGTACGGCCCGCTGCGTCCTAAAGAGTTTATAGTAAAGGTTGTACAATCGATTATAAATGGTACAGCTAATTTCCTTTATGAGATAGACGACAAAGGCGTCTATAGTTTACTAAAGATAGACTTAGAGGACGCTGTTCGTCAATTCTTTCCAGAAGCGCAAATGATGTACGTCGAAACAGAACTAAAGAGATTGTCCTCTCCGTATCCCGTATGGATGGGAAACGGGTTTAAGTTATCGGCGTTCGGGGAATCGAACTACCGACTAGCTACGGCGTTTTTCTGTGATGGGTACTGGAAAGATGTAGCGGAATTAGAAACTGAAATGGATGCTTACGGGAGGAATAATGGAAAAAGTTAGAGGAGCACATTGTAGTAAGTGTCCGTACCAGGAGCAACCGTGCGTACAACCGACTTTAGTTTCTAATACTCAGATACTCGTTATCGGGCGGTCTCCTGGTGTAGAGGAACTAAACCAGGGAAAAATGTTTGTCGGGGAGGGCGGTAGACTTCTTGACTATGTAGTATCTCGTGTAGGGGGAGACCCGTCTAAAGTTTCCCGAACAAACGTTATCTGCTGTCAAATTCCTGCGGGGGAGGAACTCTCTCCGATAGCAGTAGAGTGTTGCCGACCTAGACTAGAGAACGAGCTACGTAACACTACTGGAACTATTCTAGCTTTAGGTAAAGAAGCGAATCGCGTAATGCAGTCGTACACCCCTACCTTTAATCCTGTTTATAGCGGCACCATTGGAAAATGGTCTGAGGCTGTAGTAGGAGATAAAGTAGTAGACTGGTTACAGACATATCAGCCTGCATTTATTCTTAGGTCTCCGAATATGGGACATATTCTTATTCGGGACGTAAAGAAAGCAGTGCTGGGAAGACCTAATACCCCACTTTCGACTCCACCTACGTTGATATATATAGAAGACGTAGGACAGCTACACTCCTATTTATCTGAACTCCCAGATAATACTCCTATAGCAGCAGACATAGAAACATCAGGTCGTGTTTGGTACGACCGTCCTCACAAACAAGCAGACCTTATCGTAATGCTTGCTTTGTGTTGGACTCCTACGTATGCGCTTATTCTTGATGACCAATTACTCTATGATGATAGTCGCGTAACTGAATGTCTAAACTATCACTTTTCTCGTTTATCTGTAACGGCTCATAACGGAAAGTTTGATGCAATCTTTCTACGTGTTCTAGGTATCGAACTAAACGTACAGTTTGATACCATTCTTGCTGATGCGTGCCTAAACGAACTAGGCCCGCACGGGCTGAAAGAGTTAGCTGTTCAGACATTCGGGATAGACAACTACGAAGACCATATTATACGAAAATATACGGGTTCAGTAAAGGGGGACTACTCTCTTATTCCGTTCGACGAGCTTGCTTTATATTGTGCCTGGGACGTAGCGTGTACGCTAGAACTTAGAAAGGTACAAACTGAGCAGCTAAAGAAAGAAGGACAATGGGAGTGGCCTTTCTCTAATCTAATGATGCAAGCGGATAAAATGCTACTAGACGCAGAGTGGAAAGGTGTCTACGTAGACCGTCCTCACTTAGAACGTCTACGTGAGTTGTTTTCGGGGTTAGCAGACGAATACGAAAAGCGTTGCTGGGAAATAGCTAACAGAAAACTTAACGTCCGTTCTTATATGCAGTTGTCTGATTTTATTTATGGAGCGGAAGGGCTAGGACTAATTCCTATGGGAGGAGCAACAAAGAGCGGGCATTTTTCTACTGGAAAAGCCGCGTTAGAGGAGTATGCTTCCGTGCCGTTCATATCATCTCTTCTCTCATATAGAATGATAGCCCGTCGTAAGATGTACGCCGATAAGTTTCTGGATTTTTTGGGAACTGATGGCCGAGTACACGCGACGTTTAATCAGCACGTAGCAGAAACGGGGCGGCTTAGTATGGACAGACCGCCGCTACATCAAATTCCTCGTGCCGAAGAAGGATGGGAAGAGTTGTCGTCTTATTCTGTATTTTCCGTTGCGGGCGCGTTAATTCGTAGCGCATTCTCCGCAGCAGAAGGGCATCTTCTTGCTTCATCAGACTACAGTCAAGCAGAAGTACGAACGCTTGCGCATTTAGCGCAAGAAGAGTTTTGGATAAATACGTATAGAGAAGGGGGGGATATACACTGGGCAACGGCTCGTGCTATTTACGGGCCAGACGCCACAAAAGAAGATAGGCAGAGAACGAAGAAAACAGTGTTCGGTAGGATGTACGGCGGTGGTGTAGCAGAATTAGCTAGACAAGCTGGTATTCCAGTAGACGATATGTCTAAGTTTCTTGATGCTTTTGACGCTGCGCTACCGAATGTTAGAGCGTGGTCTGATAAACAGATACACACGGCTCTTACGGAAAGTAAAGTACGTAGTCTATTTGGTAGATTGCGGCGGTTTGCTATTGTTCTACAGAATAACCGTCGTGACGTAGAGAAAGATTCTCTAAACTTTCCAGTACAGTCTACCGCTTCGGATGCGAATACACTCGCAGCTATACGACTATGGAAAAAAGGAGTAACTCCTACACTTCTCGTTCACGACTCTGTTACAACAGAAGTCGAAGAAAAGGACGCAGAAGAGGTAGCGGAGTTAATAGCTAGTACGCAAGTAGAAGTAGGACAGGACTATATGGATAGTGTTGTTTGGAAAGCAGACCCAAAGGCGTCGAAGTTTTGGGCACCTAGACCTGATTTAGAAAGGGTAACGAAGTGAATATAAGAGAGTTCAAGCCAACGGAGCGAGAGGGAGTAGGTAGTATGCTACTGTCAAATAGGGATAATTCGGGAGGGAATCCGCTACAATGTAGTTTCTCCTCAGAAACGTTTAAGTCGGTAGTTGATATAGTAAAAACTATTGACGATATGATGTACGTGATAGATACGCTATCGGATTACATGGTAGCTTTGTTACGTGACTACGAGGCAGGGAGGCTGCTCTATATAGGGGAGCCAGGTATAGAGTATAATTCGATAGAGTTCTGTACTGCTAGTATTAAGCACGTATTGGATAAAGAAGATACTATGCTCTCTACGGTACTGTATGGAGTTATGGAGCGAGTGCGGGCAGCGAAAATAATGGAGGAAAGAGAACGTACCACAGCGTACTATTATCATCCCGAAAAGGTAGCTACAATCATTTACAGCTACCTGAGAAATACTCTGGACTATTGTTATGCGGAAGGTGAACGAGAGCCGAAGTCGTATATAATCCAGAACGGTGGTATCGCTTCGTCTAGTTACGGAGTGGGTACTCTGGCATATTTTTCGGCTGCACTAACTCGCATTGACATTGTAGTAAAATCTATGCAACGAGAACAGATAGACGAAAACTCTTCTCTCGCTATTGGTCTCCAACAACTACGGAAAGAGTTAGACGCTGCGAAAGGGAGAATAAATGAAGAGATATGATGCATTTGACACCGCTATACCATTGGTAAGAGCGGCAGCAAGAAGATATAATGAAGTACAGGGACTAGCGTATCCTGACGCTCCGTTGCTAGTAATAGACGCAGGAGCAGGAGACGGAAGATGGGGGATAGAGTTTAAGCGAAACGTTCGGAACGTTTGGAAGGTTGTCGCTGTAGATACAGGGCCTCTCTACGAGAGGTCAGAGATAGACACATTCCTCTACGGGAGGGATTTCCTTACTATAGGTGCTGACGAGTTGGAGTGGTATATGAGGAGAAATAATGCTCCTTATGATACAAGAATCGTAGTGGTAGGAAACCCTCCGTTCTCTAAGTCTGTAAATATGAATACAGGTGCAGCGGAAGCGTTTATGCGCCACGGGCTAGAGTTAGGAACAGACATTTATATGCTCTTACGTCTAGCTATCCTAGAGTCGGCCAGCAGAAAGCCGTTCTGGGAGCAGTACGGGAATGATGTAATACAAATACATCCTCTCGTGGAGCGTCCTATATTTACTGGCTCCAACTCAGACCAGAAGACAGCTTACGCAATGTTCTGGATTGGAGCTATACACGTAGAATACAGAATACCAGCGGTATATCCGCTGTCGTGGAAGGGAGAAGAAAAGTGAAAGTACGAGTAGACGGTGAGGAACTAACGGCATTACGTTCGATGAGGGATAACATTAGTCGTTCTTTTTTGACGACACAGATGTACATAGCAGCGGCTCAGTATCTCTTAGAAAACCCAGAAGAGATAAGTCGGGAGGATGTAGAAGCGTTTAGAGATTTCACTGTTCAGATGGGAAGAGTTACTGGAAGCGTAATAATTCCAAACGAGGTTATGATAAGTAGGTTTAGGGAGTGGGTAAAGACATTTGAGCCGCTGGTGAAACGAGAGGAGATTGAAAAATGAGGGGAGCGTTATTAGTAGTAGTTACAGATGAAGAGATAACAACTACTATAAAACGCAAGTATAACTGCTCTTCTATGGGAAACGGTAACTGGTTAGTACGTGTACCGATACGGTTGGAAGCTCCTATTAAATCGTTAGCGAAACTAGGGGTAGGAACAATCGGAGGAGTACCAGTACAGCAAATAGTTACGCATAGGGTAACTCCCGAAGAGCGTCGTGCAATAGAGAGGGCAGTCAACAGGGAAGATGTATTAAAATCTACTCAGACTGGCCTTATCTACGACCTAGAGTTCTATACGTATGATACTCTAGGGAATATTGGTAGAAGAAGTAAGAGGTAAGAGGTAGTCGAATCGGGAAAAGTCGGGGGGATGTCTAATGGGGCATCGCCCCCCCCCCCACCTGTGATAGGGGGGCGATTTCTTATAAGATATAGAGGGATACACAAAAATGGAAATATATAGAATAGATAAAAGAGTAGAGATACCGCGCCGCCGTAGATATGGTGACGCTGGAATGGATTTACAGATAACGGAAGATGTAACACTTACTCCTGGTAGCGTTGTGATTGCGGGTACAGGAGTAATGATATATAACCAACACGCGCTTATACGAGAAAGAACAAAGTGGGCGCGTCGTGGAGTGTTAGTGCTGGGAGGAGTTGTAGACAGTAACTATATGGGAGAGATAAAACTTATACTCACTACCTGTGGAGATACTGTCACTATTCCTGCGTTAGAACGAGTAGCGAATTACGTTCCGATTAGTGTTGTAGAAAAAGAAGGAGTGGAAGTTGACGAAGCCTATACAAGTAGAGGTTCAGAACGAGGAGACAGGATGTTTGGAAGTTCAGACTTTCTGGACTCTTAGAGCAATAGAAACTGAGTGGGGGATGGACAGAAAGTTACTTCTGCGTTTAGCAGAAGAAGGAATGCTAACTATTCATTCAGACCCTAGAGGTAAGAAGAATAGGTATAAGTGGATTGAAGAAACAGAGTTAGGAGTATGCATAAACGAACTAGTTGAAGACCCAGAACAAAGAGCGGTTAGTTTGTTCTGTAGGGTAAAGCACGTAGCTTGCCCGATTTGTGGTCGTGTTCGCCTAACCGTTCCATACGATAGTTCGTACTGTTCTGATAAATGTGTAGAAGCTAAACGTCTTAGAGAGAGAAATGAAGTTTCTCTGAGAGATGCGGCTGAGAGATTAGGCGTAAGTCCCGCAAAAATTAGGTGGCTACAAAGACGATCATTTCTGTCATATCCGATTACGGTTGACAGTTTTAATAGGTTTGTAACTCTTGTCAATCGTAGCGGTATGCCAGATAGTGAAAGTGAAAGAGAGGAGATGTAAATGTCCGTGGACATTTCATATAAAGAGGGAAATATCCCTCAATCTCTAAAAGATATTCCCCAGTGGGTGTTATGGAGACCTATCTCTACCGATGGAGGTAGAGTGAAGAAGGTTCCTCACCATCCGTTTTCTCGTACTCCTACTAATGTGACTGCGCGAGACTCTTATACAGAGTTCCGAATGGTAAAGCTTATTGCCGAGGAATTTGACTTCGGAATAGGTTTTGCTTTTACAAGCGATGACCAGATAGTAGGGGTAGACTTAGACAACTGCGTGAACATGAAAAACGGAAAAGTGGAATCTGTAACGGAAGAAGCGAAAACTATATTGGAACAGTTTTCGCATACGTACTACGAGATAAGCCCGTCTGGTACTGGAATAAAGATTTTCGGTTTGATGTCCTCTTTACCAGATAATGGGTTTCGCCACGCAGACGTGGAGTTTTATCCACGAGGTCGGTATTTTACCGTTACAGGTAAACGACTAGGAAACTCTACAGAGTTAGCGGATGTTACTGAAGCTGTAGAGTGGCTAACAGAGAGATACGCGGTTCGTGCGGGAGACCCCAGATTCCTTCAACCATTTAGGTATGACCCGAACACGATTGAAGGTATTCCCCCTGAACCTATACCTGCTGGATTTTTAGATAGAGTGCATACTTTATCTACAAATATGTATAGCAGAATCGTTTCGGAGAGCGATGCCAGAAAAGCGGGCGCAAATCTAAAACCAGAAATGACAGATGGAACTCCATCTGTAGACCGCTCTGCAAACGATATTACTGTGGCTATCTGGTTATTAAGCTCTGGATTCAAACCAGGAGTCGTGCTGTCTGTACTAATGCACAATACCTGGTTTGTCGGTAGTAAATATCGAGAGGTAGGGGAAAACTACGCAAGGCTAACGCTAAGGAATGCCGCAAGGACGGCAAAGAATCCTAACTTTACGGTTGATTTAACTAGTCAACCGTATACTGACTTCGGTAACGCCGAACGTCTAATTGCTATGCACGGCGATAATATTCGATATACCAACGAGAACGGTTGGTATATTTGGAACGGGGTACACTGGCAAGAAGACACTACTTTTATGATATGCCAGTGGTATAGAATGATGGTAGGGCAGCTCAGTACTGCGCTTGTAGGAGACGACGTTATTGGAGAAGAGCAGAGAGCTGCTCTTAATAAATGGATTAAACGGTCTCAGACTGAGAACATAATGAAAGCTAGTATCAACGTAGCTAGGTCTATTCCTGGCATTACTGTTCCTTTGTCTACGTTCGATACGTCTCGGTACTTCATAGCTTTTCAGAACGGAGTGGTAGACTTACGCTCTGGGGAACTATATCCTCACGAACGTAAATACCACTTTACTTCTGTTTCTAGTGAGGAGTATCTACCAAATAGAGAGTGTCCTAAATGGAAAGCTTTTCTTGACCAAATTTTCGGGGGAGATGAAGAGCTTATCCATTACTTCCATAAACTGGTAGGATACTGTCTTACAGCAAGCACGGAAGAACAAAAACTGTTTATGTTCTACGGTTCTGGGGCTAATGGTAAGACTACGGTCTTGACAGTCTTATCTCATATCCTGGGAAACTTCTTTCGTAAGATTCCTACTAACTCTATATTAGCTAGTAGGAACGACGGTCTAGCTGACCAGGCGGCTCATCTTATGGTAGGCGGCAGAATGGTTGTAGTATCTGAGGTTCCAGCGGGCAGACGGATGAACGAGTCTGCCATAAAAGACATTACTGGCGGTGGTGAGGTAGCAGTGAAGAAGTTGTACAGGGACTACGGGGTTGCTCCTGTTACAGCGAAACTAGTCATTGAAACTAACCATTTGCCTAGAGTGCAGCAAGGTATAGACTCCTCAGAAGTTAGTGCTCTGTGGAGACGTATCAGAATCATTCCATTCACCGTTACTGTACCGTTTGAGAAACAGGTACAGGGACTAGACAAAGAGTTGATAGTAGAAGAAGGGCCAGGAATAGCGGCGTGGGCAGTACGCGGCGCAGCTATATGGTACAAGGAAAGACTACTAGATACTCCTGCTCGTGTATCGGAATATTCTAGCGACTATCGAACTAGAATGGATACGTTTGGTAGCTTCTTATCGGAGGCGTTAGAATATACGGGAGACAAGGCAAACTTCGTTTCAACGGGGGAGTTATTTAGAGCGTATAAGTTTTGGGCACATCAAAACGGGGAGAGTCCTATGTCCATGCAAAGCCTGAAAGCAGTAATGGCTGAAAGGGGATATAAGGAAACTCTCGTTGGCTCTCGTAGAGGGTACGTAGAGTACAGAACAGTATTAGATACCACGACAGTATATATCTGATTCTCATAGAGCAAGGGTGAAACCGCCCTTGCTCTATGTAACGGTTTTTGTTTCCAGCTTGCCTATGGCTTGACAAAACACCGCAATATGTTATAATATAGTGAGGGGGCAAATGCCCTCGCTAAGCACGTGTTCTCTAGGCGTCTAGGGAACACAGAACTAAGAAAGAGAGAAACTAATAATGAAAACGGTGTACTATCCCCATTCCAGCGAAAATAACTTTCTCGTCTATCTTCACGACGACGTAACTGGTACGGTACAAAGATTTACTAATATAACCGCTGTACGCACCTACGATATGAGTCGATACGACTCTGTTACGGAGTCTTATCCTGTAACGTTAGAAGACGTTATGGGGTTTGACGATGAAGAAAACGAGTACACTTCTGTGTTTTTCGGTATACACCGCTCGTCTGGAGAGTTAGTAGCAGTATACCTCGGAGACGAGGCGACCGTCGAAGCTATGGCTCATTACTTTGCGCCTGTAGCGGTGGTCACTAAGTTCATAGTCGTTGACGAGATTCCCCGCCAAGTCGACCATATGGCCCCCCACGAAGGGTTCTACAGGATTGGAGACGCCAGTCTCCAACTACTACTGCGTAAAGAAGACAGCCTTCTTTTTCGTGCTTTCCCAATCGTAGAGTACAAAGGGAGTATGTACTCCCTCTACGTATTATATCACGAGAATAACCCCACTAAAATTAAAATTTTTGTTGCTGATATTACGGACACCTCTACGAAGTACGTCGTAGAGGAGAGAAACGCTGCTATAGACGAGGTTTTTAGTAGTCGCGGCCGCAGCCGCTACTACTATCACGACAATCGTTTGATTGTCGACTTAGTGAAGAACACGCTGGAACGCAACGAAGTAGACTATCTCTAGGCGTGGATAATGGTTTAGTCGAAACGTAGAGAGAACCTTGCTCCTCTCTACGTCTGTCGCAGATAGCGGCACTGATGAGACTTAGAAAGAGGGAAACTAATGGAAACAGTACTAGAGAAACTAGAAGCTAAGTACGATATCGTGTTCAAGTATATGATTTATGACAGCGTCTATACCGTTTTCGGTATAGACGGGCCGAAGGTTCGTTTGGATGAGTTCGACTGCGATTACTACTTAGTAGTTCGCGAGCCTGACCCTATGTACGAAACGTTCTACGCGGCTCTAGTCCTATACCCAGACGACGGGTATCTGGACTATATTCTTCAAGGTGAGGCGTGGACACTGCACGAAGCAGTGAACAAGTCGCTAGAGACTGCGGTCTCTAGCGTGCTAGAATGGAAACACATTCACCGAGATGCGATTACGCATCTCTGGGAGGGCCAGCTACTCCTCGGTACCGAGTACACACCCGAACAAGTTTACTCAGATGAGTGGGTAAACTATCGGCGTGGATAATGGTTTAGTCGAAACGTAGAGAGCCTTGCCACTCTCTACGTCTGTCGCAGATAGCGGCACTGATGAGACTTAGAAAGAGGGAAACTAATGGAAACAGAAAAAGGTAGCTGGATAGGAGACGGGTTCTTCGTGAGTGGAAACGGAACGGTTATACATATAACCCGTCTCCGTGAGGTTTTCGCGCTGGAGACCAGCGAGAACTACTCGCTGGTGTATGACAACTCTGGGCAGCTATACGGCTGTCCAACGCCTTACTTACACGCCGACCTAGTCGGCGTATGGGCAGAGAAAGAGTTTCTCCGTCCGTTGAACTACGACTTTGTCGTGTTCAACGGAAAAACGTTTTCTATGCCAGAAGATTACATCTACGAACGGGTTCTAGGTGGAGACGGTGAGGACGTTCTGTTCGCTAGGAACAAAGAGGGAGAGATAGTGCTGGAAGAGCAAGTCGAAGAAGACTCCGAAGAGGCCAGTATTATTACTACTCGCGTTGACTTGAACGTGTATGAGCGTAAGGTATTCGGGCTAGAACTTAGCCACGAATACCAATATGGTGTCTACCAGAATGAGGACGGGTTCCTCTTTTTGGTGACATACCATAACGGTTCCGCGACCATAGAGTAATATAGTCGAAACGTAGAGAGCCTTGCCACTCTCTACGTCTGCCGCAGATAGCGGCACTGATGAGACTTAGAAAGAAAGAAAGAAGGTTAGTGATGGAAAATCTATGGAAGAGTACAGATGGATGGAAAAGGGTAGAGAGTCTGTCTATATGGAGTGATTTTCAACCCCGACAGACCGAAAATTACTCTGGAACCCTATTACTAGTCGGCCCCACACCTCTATGGACTCAAAACGTAGAAGTATTTAACGGGTTTGAGCGAAAGCAGTACTATCCCGCTTACTTGACCAAAACGACTGGAAGCGGGTACCTTTATGGTTATAACGGACAGAATAATGTGTTGATAAAGGGCTACGACAAGGTGACGCTAAAGGGAGAAATACTTACAGCCAAATTACTACACAACGGACGTGTGGAGAAGGTAGTAGTAACTACTACTTTCTTCCCGCGGTTTGGACACGCAGACTACGGCAGTGAGGTACTCCTCTCGAAAGAGGAGTATCTCCAAAGGAAAGAGGAAAATGAATAAGAAACAAACCATTCAGCTTCTAACTCTCTTAAATAGAGGGTTGAAGTTGATAACTAGCGGAATCGACAAGCTCCTGTTGGAGCTTAAAGAAGAGTAATAGTTTAACAGTCCCCGCGAAAGCCGCGACTACTTATTATAAGTAGTCGCGGCTTTTTTATTTACTAAGAAAGAGAGGAATAGACTATGAGGTTCTATTTAGACGACGGCGGATGGGGAATATTTCAGGGAAGATTGCTGAAAGAAATTCCAGTAGTGCAGGTATATCTGTCTGCTGTAGGCAGAGATTCCAGTATATTCGGTAGTTACTCAGACACGAGAACTACCGAAGACGGAATAATGGTAGAGGTCGTACACACTGACTCGTTTGAGCCAGTAAACGATTTATGGTATTGGATACCCGCAAGAAAGTCTCCCCTGTTTGTCTACAGGGGAGAGCTTGTATATACAGACCGTCCTATACCAGAATGGGCGGACGGACTAGGGGGTATAAACAAGGTAGAGCTTATCTCGAATTGGATAGAGCAGGGGGAGTATCTAACCCCTGCGGATATAATCGGTAATCCATTCGAGATAACAGAAAAACTACATACATATATAAACTATAGAGCTACTAGAGCTGATAGCTCTATAGTACACTTATCCGAGCGAGAGTGTGCTACACTAAACACCCAAATCCCCTTTTGGAGTGTAAGTAGTGAACCGCGCCCTAGCCCGACGAGAGTAATAAAGACCGCTTCGGGGGAGCGGTACTTTGTTAAGAACTTACTGCGCACGGGAGAATATGTCCTATTGCAGGGCGGTGAGGAGTATATCTCCTCAGAAAGTGAAGTACTAAATCATAGATACGAATTACACGTACTAAAGTCCGTGTATGAGTCCTTATTTGAGAAATTGTATATGGCGGACGTTACTCTTATCCCTAGCCCCTCGCTGCGGAGGGGAGGATGGATGAAGGTGACGGAACGTAGAGAATTGAAAGCTCTCTACCGTAGAGGTCAAGAAATACTCTACGAACAGAATACAAAGGGAGAGGGAAAAAACCGCGTATTTTATGTGTGGAATCTAAGCAATAGGACGGTAGACGCCTTTCACGCTAAAGAGGGTACTTGGGAGGAATACACCAGAACCTTAGTAGGGGCCTACAAGGGAGTAGATAACATTGTAGAGTGGCTGCGAGAGCAGCCAGATGACTTTGAGGGGGAACAATAGTAGTCGAAACGTAGAGAGCCTTGCCACTCTCTACGTCTGCCGCAACTAGCGGCACTGAAGAGACTTAGAAAGAAAGAAGGTTAGATATGGATAAGAAGACGAGAGAACGGACGGCAAAAATAGTCCAGATATTAGTCTGGGTTATAATGGTCTTATGGTTGCTACTAGAACTTATCTTTCTGTTCATGTAGATTATCTCTAGTCGAAACACGAGAAGCCTTGCTACTTCTCGTGTCTGCCGCAACTAGCGGCACTGATGAGACTTAGCTAGTAGAAAGAAGGTTAGATATGGACATCGATAGAAAACTGAAAGAGCTTGGAGCGGCGTGGGCCGTAACACGGTCTAAGACCGTTTTGCCTGAAGATGGATACGACGCAAAACCGTCGTACCATATTCATCCTGACGCGTCTAGTCCGCGCCAAGAGCAGATTAAGCGGTTTCCTAGCCTGCTGGCTGTAAGAAGCTGGATTGAGGCTAGTTTTGCAGCCAGGGAGATGGGAGAGGGATGGGTAGTCGAAACCTCTCCCGATGGGCGGACTAGTTGGATAAAGAAAGGATAGATATGGAAACGCTGAAAATGGCAATGTTCGATGGGAAAGAAGAGGATGAAGTGATAGAGTTAGTGAGGGGGCTAGTAAGCTTCCGCACGGACTCTAGTGTGACTACTATGAAAGAGGTAGGTCACACGCCGACCGTTGGTGTGTACGTTCGGGAGCCGTACCACGCTATCGGATACAAGCCGAAGTTCTTTATAGACGAGTATCTTTGGAAGTTCCTCCACGACCGTCTGATAAAACCAGACTGGGTGAGAGGGTAGTTCCCGATAGCGGCGCGGTTTTATTTGTCTAAGAAAGAGGAGTAATGAAAGAGGTGGTTTGTAAGATGTGCGGAGTTACGTTCAAAGCTCCGTATCATCAAGAGCGTTTTTACTGCTCTCGGTCGTGTTCTGCTAAAGCTAGTAGAACTCCCTCTGGTATTCTCTCTATGAGAGAAACGGGGAGAAGAGTAGGGTGCAGCGCGTCGACGATAAGCCGTCTCCAACGAGAAGGCTATCTACCGCTAACGCTCACCGAAGAGTCAGTAAAGGGATACTTAGAGAAGTACGGGAAATATGTAAAAGGGAAACCTGGTAGAAAGGTAGATACAGATGAGTAGAAAAGAGAAGAAGAAGCAGCTTAGGCAACACTTGTCCAGAGTCATATATGGCTCTGCGACTGTTGGAATAACTTCGTTCCAAAGAAACACTCCTCGTCTACCAGAGTACGAGGCTATGGTCTTAGAAAATTTGACCGACGAGCAGTGTAAAGAAGTCTTTGACCACGCCTGGATAAGGCGTGACGAGGTAGACCCGTACATTTGGAGTTATCTGGCCGCCAATAGGAATAGACGTGTACAACTATCGTACTCGTTGAAGAAGAAATACAAAAGGCCAGACTATACGGTGAATATTATTGCTATAGGGGAGGCATACTAAATGAAGGTGAGGCCAGAAACGAACCAGCCGCTAAATAGAATACAGGCGGCTGCGCTGATGGGGTGTAGCCCCACAGTCATAGCTAACTGGGTGAGGCAGGGAGTACTCCACAAAGAGGGGAAATATATAATGTCTGAGACATTATATGAGTTCTCTCAGCGGAGAGATAAATACTTGAAGGTGTACGGTTCAAAACGGTGGCTGAAGGCTCTGAAAAGAGGAGAGTTAGAATGAAACTATACGATATAATGAAGGTAGAGAGGTACCTAGTAGTTAGCTTGGAAGGCCAACTACTAGTAGTGAAGACGAAAACTCCCCTGGGGGAGTTTGGCGCGACGTTCTCTGAAAAGAACTTTCTAGCGTATATAGAAATGGTGAAACCAGAGTATATATACACAAATAATGGAAGTGTGGAACGTGTACGGGAAATGATAGTAGACCTGTTTACGTCGAAGCCCATAGTCCTTCCGATAAATATGCCAGTAGACGGTCGCTTGTTTATTGCAATGCCTACTGGTTCGGCTTGTGACTATGATGTATTCGTGTACACAGAGAACTTTACATTCTTTGTTACATTGTCTACTCATTCGCAGGCGTTACTACTAAAAGAGCTGGTACAGCCAGACATAGATGTAATTCTGTAACGACTAGCAAGACCAGCAGCCAGCGGCTAGAGCTTTCAGCTCTAGCCGCTTTTTTATGTCAAAAATAAAAACTAACAGAAATTATAGTTTTTGTTAAACTTAAAAACTAACAGAAATTATAGTTTCTGTTAGTTATTAAAAATTGGTAGAAATTATAGTTTTTGTTAATTGTTAAAACTAACAGAAATTATAGATATAGTAATTTTCTGTTAGTTCTGTTAGTTTTCAGTAGTTTTCATTAGTTTTCAGTAATTTTTGTTACTTTTTTGAATAATTATACACATTTTTTGTCGAACACTACCAAATTTTACTGGTTTTCAGCGATTTTGTAAGTTTTTGTTAGTTTTTGTTAGTTTCTGTTAGTTTCTGTTAGTTTTTAGTAGTTTTTAGTAAATAATACAATTTTTCTGATTATAGTTTTTGTTATGTTACGGATTTTTTGTTGATATTGACAAAACATGTGATGTTTGATATAATCTACAGAATATAAGATTAGTAGCGAAAGGGAGACTTCAATGAGAAAGTCATCGAAGAAAGTGACGCGAGTGTCTAGGAGTATCAGCGTACCAGAATCAATAGACGAGTTAGTCATGGAACTAGCAGAAGAATGGGGAGGGATAACTGTATCTGCGATGTATACTGCTGTTATTACACGCGGTATACAAGCACTACAGCAAAACCCCGCTAACTTACAAGTTCCTGGTACCAGTCCTGGCGGGGAGTGGGGAGGTACAGAATGGGGAGGTATAGAATGAGAATAGAAGTCTCGTTTGACCCTGGAAACGGCGTGTCATCTATCTACGACGGGAAGAATATGTACCATAGTATCTCCGCTTCTGGAAGAGTTCCTATGGGAGGACTACATATACCAGACCGTCAAGTCTTAAAGATAAGACAAGACGGTAGGTACACGTTCGGGCCGACTGCACTAAAAGAGGCTCAGGGCCGATTACCCTCTCTAGGAGCAGAGGGTAGATACTACGATGGGTTTACCAGAAGGATGCTACTGTCCTTACTACATACTCACTATAGTGGTCAAGAAGTAGACTTGGCTACTATGCTACCGATTCATTATTATAACGATAAAAACATTAGAACGAAGGTGAAAGAGTCTTTTATCGGGAGTCACCAGATAGAAGATAAACAGTTCACTATCAAAAACGTAACCATAAAGCCCGAAGGGGTTACGGCTCTTGGGCTACTTATACCAGAAAGTGATACTTCGTTTTTAATAATTGACTGTGGTCAATTTACTACGAACGTAATTAGTGTATTCGACAAATCGGTAGCTCCTGACTCCTCTTTCTCTATTCCTATAGGAGTAGAAAGAATCGTTGAACTGGTACGGGAGTCTCAGGAGTGTAACTATATGTTTGCACGAAAAACAGTTCGTAAACGGGAGTGTAAAGACGAAGAGACGTTTGCTGGTAAAGAGATACGCAACGCTCTCCAATCCAGACTACGTACCGCTGACAAATACGACCGACTAGTGGTCGTTGGTGGCGGTTCTTATTATTTCACGGAGTACTTGGAAGGATTTGCCTATCAAAGAATTCCAGTAAATGAGCCAGAGTACGCGAACGTGAAAGGTTTACATGCACTCACGTTTTAGCGGATAAACGACTAACCCTGTTGCACCTAGACATATCAGATGCGGTGATTGTCTAGGTGTAACGATTTTTGTTTCCAGCTTGCCTATAGCTTGACAAAACACCACAATATGTTATAATATAGTGAGGGGCAGTGTGCCCTCGCTAAGCACGTGTTCTCTAGGCGTCTAGGGAACACAGAACTAAGAAAGAAAGAAGGTATTACATGCAAACCAAAGTCAACGTAAAAGGGTTCGGCGCGGGAGTGCTAGAAGCGGCACAACCGCACGTCGGGATACCCGTAAAGCTGGTCACTGGCAGAGTTGTGTCCGTTCCCAGCGATATGGTAAGCCTAGACGCAGACGTAGGCGACTACGTCCGTTGCACGGACGTAGAGGGAGAAGTCGTCAAACGGATGGCTCTCCAAGAGTCAGGCGTATGGTTGGCCTTAGACAACGGATATGAGATCAACGCCGAAGACGTGGAGATAGATGGAGAGAGGTACGTGCATAGGTATTGTGCGAACGATTTAGTGGTACTCGGAGACGAGTACAAACGCGCGACAGGATTCGATACTGTTAGCGGACTTGTAGAGGTAGAGGGGGTAGGAAAGATGAAGATTTGGTCTAGCGATTTCGCGGTTGCGGGCTTGCCCTGGCACCACGACCAGCTTACGGTGAATTACAACCCCTCGATTCGTAACCTGGTAAGGATTACGAACGAGCGAACAGTGAAGGTTGTGGATGTTCACGCTCCTATGAGCGGAAACATCCAAGAGTTGTGCTGGCAAGTCTATAACCGCTACTCCGTGTTCGAGGAGATAGTCGAACGGGGCCTGACTCTGTTGACTAACAGTCAGGACATTGAATCGGTGTTCGACTATATGCCTGGAAATTTCCAGGCGCGGGAGTTATACACCGCTACGTCTATGTACGCAATTGAAGTAGCAGTTGGGGACGGCTACTACTTGGCGGTCTGGGCGGCTAAGTCGCTCTGCGATTTTCGTAGCAACAAGTTCGACCTTGTCTACCTAGAGGGAGACGAGCTGCTCCCAGACCAGCGGACGCACCCGCTTAGCGAGGAGCACATAGTAGACATCTACCCATTCGACGGGAAACTCTACGAGCTTGCAGAAGAGAAAGAAGTTCTCAAGAGGTTCCAACAGCATAATGGAGAAGTTTTGAAACTACAGGAGTTTCAAAACTTGCTGTATGGGTATCGTGACGACGAGATTGACGGAGAGGATTTCTTTGAAGTAGACGGGATAATCGTCTCCGTGACGGAGGAACTCGGTAGTAAACGCCAGTTCCTTACCTTCGGGGAACTGGCCCTAGACTGGAACCAGTTTCTTCGTATGAACTTCTAGCTCTACCTCTCTAAGACGAGTGACAGAACTGGCACGATAGTCCGCTGCTGCTGCTGCGCGATAAGCCCCGCACATTAAATGTGCGGGGCTTTTTCTATTCTATTTTACGGAAAGGAACTATAGGAATGATAAACAATAAAGCCAGACAGTATGAACTACACATGTATCAGACGAGAAATAGGTTTCGCGAGGCTCCCTCTCCCCCTCCCTCTCCTAAGAAACTTACGCTAATGGAAGCAATTACTTGGGTGATTGCTACGCTCACTATACTGCTCCTCTTGCTTCATATGTGGACTTGGGGAACGTCTATGTTATTTGGAGTTTTAGATAATAGTACGATTATCGCTGAGAGAACAGATTTAGAGTCGGTAACTGCTGTAGTAGGGGATAGTCAGGTATATCTTACAGTGACTCCCCTCACTAGAGATATAGAACCCTACAGATTACCAGCTCCTTACATTTTTTCTGAGAATACTCCCTCTATTAGTATAGAAATCGAAGAGGGCGAGCTACTGCTTATCGTAGGCGATAAAGCGGTGAGGTACGTGAGGGGAGAAGATAACAGATTCTACCTACAGAGCGAATAGAAGCTCTTATTGGTATGTTTAACTACAAATTCCTCTAACGAATCCAAGATGCGGCTTCTACTAGATTTTATTTCTGGTGTAGAGCCGTATCTTTGTTCTTCTACAAGGTTTTCTATTAACCTTTGCTTTAACCCTTCAAACTCTGCACGAACAGAGGAATCATCGTATGGGAGTATCTCTATTACTCTGCGAAGACCTGCCTCATAGTCATTCCCGTTGCTGTCCTTAAAAGGTGAAGAATAAGGGTTTCGGTCGGTTATACGTACAGCGTCTCTAAACCTCCAATACAACTCTAAAGACTGTAAGTGGTCTATCTCTCTACGTGCTCTGTTTAGAGAATCGTTTAGCCTATTTATTTCTTTGCGGCTAAACTCTAGCTGACGTTTCTGCTGTTCTATTACTCCCTCTAACTCTGTACGTTTCTGTTTACTTGCTTCTAATTCTAACGAAGCTCTCTGATTATCTAATTCTAATTTGTGTAGTGTCGGCAAATGTCTGTTTACGTATCTTCCCCCTAACACTAGTGCGGTAGTGAATAGACTAACTGTCAGTAAAATTATTAAGGTCGGGGTGATATAGTCCATTGATAATCCGTAAGTAGTGAAATCCAGTAAAAAAAGACAAAAACAGTAATACTAGTACATCCTCTTTTATTGCTCCATAAATTCCTACTACCTCCATTCTCATAACAAATAAACTAACGGTAGCAAAGAAAAAAGTAACAGAATGTATTAAAGCACACGTTGTCTGTAAAGCTATATTTCTTGTTAAGCCGCCGTACAAAGTAAGTGCTCCTAGAATAATTAAAAACACTGACAGTACGACCGCGAATTCGTTTCCAGTAACTAAACGTATCTGAGAGCCGAGAAATAAACCTCTAACTCCGCAGGTTAAAGAGATATTTCCCAACAATATTTCAACGGAACATTTACAGTCTCTAACTAAATAAATGAACATGTTCTTCATATCTATAACCCTAATGCTTCTACAGTCAATACGCCGCCTTCTTCTACTACAATACTCCCATTGTTAGGATGCGAATGACCAGTTGATACTCCTGTCGGCTCGCTGCCAGACGGGGTAAACGTGCCACAAGTAAAGTTCGTGTAAGTACTGCCAGTGCATACGCGTATAGTACTGCCTGGTATTATCTTAAACACGTCGTCTGTGTTTACTGTAATTTCAGGTGCAGTAGTACCAGACTCCATCTCTTCTGTTTCCATTCGCTGTAGTTGTTCTTGTGTTTGTAATAGACGGTCTGCTATTTCTGTGCTCATTATTTTTCTCCTACTCTAGTGGGGCATCGCCCTTAACCCCCCCACCTGTGATAAGGGCAGTTTATATTTCAAGGGTTACGTCTATACGCTCCTCACCAGCTTCGTACTGAACTGATACGGACGTAATATCTACGTCGTAATACTCTCCCTTATGGACTACAGTTACTCTATCTCCCCAACCCCAGTGTACTGCATATCTGGAAGACGGAATGTTTAGTACTTTTCCTTTTATTTTCACTTTACGTGCGTTTTTTGCTAGTTGTGCGTATCCAGCAGAAAGTAGTTCGGTAACGTTATCGCTACTTCTACTGTCATACGACATTTCCTTTCGGCCAAACGGGGACTCATTTACTGCACTGGTATCCTCAGTCCATAGCTGTAAACGGTCTACACCGTCTCCACTACCAGCTACAAACACAGCCGTTTTCTGTTTACTGTAGTCTTCTTCTAAAGACACGCCAGCAAGGTTTCCTAATTCACGTCCCAGAATAGTAGGATTTCTTGAATTAGCAGTACGAACGACTCCTCTTGCACCTAAATAGACACGAAACTGTAGCTGCTTAGTAGTGTGATACACTACGTCGTATGTTATAACGACTCCTAATTGTTTACACTCTTTTACTATGTCGTCTAAGGAATCTTTTACGCTCTTTCTCGAAAACTGTTTCGTTATTTTTGGAGCAGTACCAGATACACTGGAAACACTAAATAGAGATTCAGGTAAATCTCTATAAGCACGCGAAGGCGACTCAGAACTCCCTCCCAGAAAAGAGTTATACACTAGCGTCCGCATAACGGTATCCGCTTCAACAGACCGAAACTTAGCACGGGATGAGCCGCTCTTTTCAGCAACTACACGGTTGACGAGAAGGACATTAGCAGATAACGCTACTATTTCTAACGATTCTCTACCAGAATCGTCGGTCGTTTCTATAAACTTAACGATGAACCATACAGCTTCCCCGTCAAGTCTAGTACCGCCTTCTATACTTCTCCATACATAGAGACGATAGTCTCTACGTAACATAGACCGATAAGTCGCAGGTACAACGACTGACAAACTACCTATATTCCCCACAGTAAGCTGATATTGCAGCTTAGAAAAAGGTAGTATCGTTATCTTGTTACCTAGTGTATCTGCTGCGATTACGGTATATTCCGCTTGCATTGTATACCTCTATATCTTATAAAAAATCGCCCCTTATCACAGGTGGGGGGGCGATGCCCCTATCTACATAGTCCAGTAGTTCTCTCTAAATGTCATAACGCAGTCTACGTTTGTATCCGCATAGACTGTTATAATATTCTCTCCCTTAATTAAACGAAAGCTTGCCGAAGAGCCGTCTAACACAAAGCGGAAAAGGTTTCCACGAGCCGAAGATGTATAGATATGATTTTCCAAGTCTACTAATAAAGTTTCACCAGGGAATAACGTAATACGGAACAATATTTCATCTCCCGTTGTTGTATTCTTTATCGAACGTAACTCTCCTGGCCCCGTAAATTTGAACGACGGAAACGTAGCAGCGGAAGCATAGTTGTCTACGACTGTTTCTCCTGGTGAATATATCGTGCCAGAAGATGTACTTGAAATGAACAGAGTACTACTACCGTAAAACAAGTCTACAGTCATAGTAGTATCTATATCCATAGCTGACCATTCAGTACCGTTCCATCTTAGTGGAGATGAAGACGTAATCGCTCCTGCTCCTATGTATGAGCCTGCAATATAAATGTTACCAGTATCATCTGATACTACAGTGTCTACACTGGTACCGTTTACCCCGTTTCCTAACGGAATGAAGTTCATGCCGTTCCAAAGTACAATTAACTGCGCGTCTATTCCGCAGACTTCAGTAAATAGACCGCCGAAGTACACCCCTTTTTCGTCACTACAGACAGTACGTACTGTAGCATTAAACCCCTCTGGTAACTGAACATCGTACCAGCTATCGTATACGGGGTTGTAGGAGAAAGCATACTTATTTGGAGAATCAAACTCTCCGCAGAAATATAAAACCCCGTCGTCACCCATAACTGCGTCTAAAATAGAACCGTTTACTGTAACAGGTGTAGGGCCTGTTGGGACTTTAGTAGAACTCCCGTCTGTAATATCTATCCGTAAAATACTAGTGCTATATCCGTCTGCATTAGCAAAGTCTCCATAAATGTAAATGTACTCCACGTAAGATATACCACCTCTTACGTAACCGTCTATAGACGTACATACACTTTCCCAACTCAAACCATTATATTTAGATATGTACGTAACGGACGTTCCATCTATAGCAGTAAATGAACCACAAGCATACAACGAGCTATGGCTGTCTTGAAAAAGAGAGAATACTTCTCCCCCGCTGGCCGTCCCCAACAATGTCCAGTTGTCTATGGTACCGTCTGGACTCTTGTATATCGAAACGTTATCTTCGTCTATTCGGTATAATCCAGACGTTAGTACGTAAAGTTTACCTCCGTGAGAAGATGTATCTGAAAACCTTCCGTAGTAATCTTTCTGTACTGTCCTTACAGACGAGTGAGTAGTACGTACTGCTACATCTGTTATCTTAGTTTCAGATGTAGAAGTCCAGTATGGTTTATAAGCAACAAATCGCAACTGTATCTGAGATGTAAATTCGTTGTTACTTACTCCCTCTAGTCCAGATACATACCTTACCTCTAACTCCCTGTCTTCGTATCGAAGATGACAGGGTGCAATAGTTTTAGTAGAATCTCGTCTAGTTACTAGTTCCGCTAGTCTGGCTAGACTACTCTTTAGTTTTGGAAAGCTCGTAGCCGATAGAGTGCCCGTAAGAGTAATAATTCTGTCGCCTGTTACACTGGTACGAAACACTGTCCAGTCGGTTTCTGCAATCTTCGTCTCTTTAATTTCTACAGGAGCTACACCAGAGCCAGTAATTCCTGTAATAGATAAATTAAAGTCAGTGAAAAAATCGTATTCTATTCCCTCTGCTACTAGTTTTATTTGTTCAGTAAGAATATAGCCAGAGGGGATGTCTGGATAATTGTATTTAATTTGCATAGACTATCCTATATCGGAGGTGCAATTACTGAAATAGATTGAGCGAAGGTACTAGCGAAACCGCTATCCTCATTTAATGTATTAACCCTGTACGTATACAGATATTCAGCGTCTCTCGGAGCACCGTAGTCCTCATAGCTAGTACCTATAGTCTGGCGGGTTACATATACCCATCCTTCTTGTTCTCTTTGTCGGTATATGTCATTATGAGTACCGTTACTTTCATTAACCCAAGTCAGTGTAATTTTAGCTACCGTTGAAGACGCAACTGCTACTAGATTTGTAGGGGGATTAAATTCTATTAGAATTGTATTGGAAATAACTACTGGATTTTCTACACTAGAATGTAGAAAAGACTTCACTCTATACGTATACAAGCCTCCCTCGTAGGATTCGGTGTCTGTATAGGACGTAGTATCGTAAGATAACACCGCTATTGATTGAAAGTCACTACCCCAAACTGAACGATAAAGGTGAATACTATCGTAATAGGAATAATTATTTACCCAAGTTAAAGTAACATTTCCACTCAAATTTTCAGCAGTTAAATCGGTTATAGGGAGCGCGGGTTTTGTGATTACAGGTGTTCTTGCCCAACTAGAGAACCCGCTGTCGTCACTCTTTTTGTATCTAATTCTATATATGTAGTTTGCTCCTATGTACGCCGAAACATCTACATACCATTCATCGTTAGCAGAAGTAGTACTTATTTCTTCCCAGTCACCTATTTCTCCCCAATCACCGATACCAAATTGTATTCTTTCTATAACAACTAACGTTACGTTGTTTGGTCTATCTTCCCAGTAAAGTGTCGTTACGTTTCCGTCATTCTCATAGGTAAGATTCATTGGAGGGTAAAACGGCATATCTACGACGGCTATATTACTAGGCTCTCCATCTAAATAAAGATTTATGGGGTGTAAAGTGTAAGAGTATGTATACCCTAACTCTACTGTATCTGTATAACTAGTAGCCGTTGAATCAATATCGAATGTGTCGGTAGTATACCCATCTTCTCGCGTTACACCTATACTAACTGCTAAATCTGTTGTGTTTTGCCATTCCAATTCTACTACAGTATCGTTTAGTCTAGTTGCAGTAAGATACATTATCGTAGTAAGTGTTGGAGCTACCTCTAAGACATTAGAGTAATCAGAGTACACGTCACTAGAGAAAGCTGCAATTTTATATAATGCAAATACTCCGTTAGTATTTGTATATGTACAAGATGTAGCATCTGGCGGTATACCATGTTTTGTTAATTGCCAGTCTGAGCCTACGAAAGGTTTGTAAAAAAGCCTGAACTCTGTAGCATCTTTTTGTTTGTAGTTCCATCTAAAAATAACGGTAGTTTTGTCTACAAGGTCATAGGATAGTTCGGTTGGAGCCGCAAAGTATGTCGTAACTGAAACAATAGAGGAGTGGTCTGATTCACCATACGTATCATTATACGCAACTACTACAAATTGGTATGTAGTGTATGCCATTAGATTTATAACGGTATAAGAAACTGAACCTGGAGGAAAGGTTTCTATTACTACCCATTCCTCTAGGTAGGGATTCCAGTATTTTACTCTGTATTCAGTAGCATCTGGTGTACGAGAAGTCCATCTAAGAACTGCATAATAACTACCGACATCTATAACAATAAACGGGTCTGGCGGCAAAAAAGCGGGGGTAGCACTAACTACGTTAGAGGGCGACTCTCCTACTACTACTACTACTCTGTAGTAATAAGTATCCCCTACAGATACCGTCGTATCTGTATACGTTTTTTTGTTTGTAGTACCTACTTCACTCCAATTTACTTCATCCGTAGAACGTTCTATAGAAAAATAGTCAAACGGATAATTACTCCCCCAAGTCATTGTTACTCTATCCGATAAAACTTCGGTTATCTCTAAGTTTCTAACTATCGGGTACGGAACAACAACGAGTACACTTTCACTTTCCATACCAGTACTCGTCTCTACCTTATACCAATACTTCTGTCCTTGAATAACAGAGTAGTCAGTGTACTCCGTTACATCACTAGAAACTGTTGTTAGTTTTTTCCAGTGCTTTCTGTCTAGTGACCTATAAACGGAGTACGTATTAGTAGTAGCGTAGTGGCTCCACTCTAATTGTATTCTATCGGAATACGGTTTTGCACTAATAGTAAAGCTACTCATAGCGTATCAAACAACTCCTGAAATCTTACCGTTACATCTCCTTTACCGAATATAGTGATTTTATTTTCTCCTGGAAATAAAAACCAATCCGAAAGTCCGCTACCAGGAATTATACTTTTAATGACTGAAGGTCGTATATTAGTATAGATTCTACGCTCATCGTGTAGTAACTTAATTGTAAGAACTTCTCCCTCTGTAAGCTTTAACAAGTCGTAGTTACACCTGGACATTAGCGCATCACCAGTCTGTCTGTTATAAATACCAAAAAGGTAGCCGCTTCCAGTCCATTCGATAATAGGTCTAGTCGGGACGGTACCGTTATTCGTAATCGTGACTGTTTTTGAACGCCTTGCAGTAGTACTTCCAGTAAATTCCGCAAACAGCATACCGCCAGCTTCTTTTTGAGCGTAAAACCATTCGGTTTCTGGGCGGATTTTTGTCCGCTCCCATTCTTGATAACGTAAAATGGTGCCGCCGTTATTGGAAAAGTAATAGACTGCGTCTATAATAGTGTAGGTAAAATCACCAGACACATAAAGAGTGGTACCCTTAGATGATAAATCAACAGCCCCGCTATCTCCCAGCAGTATCAATATCTTTTTCCAATAAGAACCAGTATATCGGTAAAGTTCATTAGTAGCCCCGCCAGTCCCATCTATCTCTGTTGCGGCTATTATCTCGTTACCTTCCAGTACTGTCATAGCTACAGCTTTATCTGGAAAATCGGCATTAAACGTCTCCCATTCCCCTTCATTGTAGGATACTATGTATTTACCAGGAGAGGTAAAATCCCCGCCGATATACATACCGCCGTCCGCTCCAAGCTCTAAGAAAGTAGGAACCGCAGAAGGCCCACCAGCCACTTCTGTTAAAGTAGAAAGGTATATATCCCAAACCCACAGCCCATTGATATGGGTGCCTATAATGTAGAAATTAGAATCCCAAGTACCAGCAAGTATACGTGTATATTCTCCATCAGAAGATGTATCGTTGTGTTCGATAGACCAGCCGCTACTGTCGTACATAAGAATTAGCGGTCTGGTAGGACTTGTGGAATGACATCCTACCGCGTAGATAATGTCGCTGTCTGCTCCGCTATCTTCATCCGTTAGTACAGATATTGAGTTAATAACAATATTAGACAATCCTGTAGAAGAGATGTTTCCAACTTCTGTCCAAGTTTTAGTGCTGCTTTTATATTTCTTGACTACGTTTCCAAAAGAAGCAAATACGTTACCATTTACACCTTCTACAATTGACTTTACTTTACACCCCTCTAATTTAGTCCAGTCCCCGTCTATGTTTTCGTACCACGTAGTTGCACTTCCATCTCCGTTGTCTTCTGGTATAAGCCCCTCTCCAACATCTATAGAAGTGTGTTTTATAGACTTAAAATATGGAAAGTGAGCACGTAGTACTAGTTTAAGTTGCATATGGTGTAGAGAGGAAATATCTCCCTCCAAACCAGATACGTAACTGGCTTGGAAAATCTTAGTTTCATCTTCTGGGGAGTTATAATCTCTCCAAAGAAAAGTAATTTCTTCTGGTCTTCTGGTAAGGTGTGGGTTCACTAAATCTACAACGCTTTCCATTCTATCTCTTAATGACAGGAATGTATCAGCATCTAATGTACCCGTAATCTGGAACACTCTGGGAGGAAATCTAGTTGATACGTAAACACTACCGTCTCCCAGAGCTTTAGCTGTAGTAGCGTGTTCTACAGTTGTGATTCCGTAATTAGTTATCTCTTGTATAGACAATCCTACAATGTCGAACAGGGATACTTCTTGCCCGCCCTTCCGTGTAAACCTACGAATAGACCGACTTTGATGAGAAGTCGCTGCCCAATAACAACCGTCCTGGTCTCCATCACAGTAAGTCGTCAACCGTTCATCTTCTAACTGTTGACCGTCTAAGTAGAACTCTCCCTGAGAGTCGTAGCGAATCTCGTAAGTATCAGACGCAGGTAGATTGACTTCTGTAGACGCTCTCTTCCAATGTCTATACATGTTTTCGTTGATAGAATAGTACGTTTCGGATGTAGATACACGCTTTACGGATAATGTCATCTCTGAGTCACCGCGCACTCCCTTATAGTAGACACTTAGAGTGTATAATCCTGAAGAGATTGCCTGAGAAATAAACACACCCCAGAAATTATCCGCGGGAGTAATAGATGCTGGTATATTTTCATCAGGTAAAACTTGTAAACCGTATCTTCCGAAGAATGAATGCTCCCTAGAAGCGACACGTGAACACGCTACGTCTACTGTACATACAACCTCAGACGGGATTTCTAGTACTACCCCTGCTGGTACTTCTAGTACTCCACGTACTGTTATATCCTCAGACAGCGTAGTAGTAGAATTAACTACTCTGGGGTATCTCGTAGGTAGTGACTCAGAAACCTCAAATGAAGGGTTCGTTATATAATTAACAGTAGATTCAGGTAACACGACATAGAGGTTTCCAGTCGTATCGAGTATATGTTCAGATGTACTAGGGACTATTGTATAACTGTTCATCTTTCATCTCTCATCTCTCATCTCTCTAACGTCTATTCAACGCTGCCATTGTAGCGAACTCTGTTTCTACCTGAGCACCAGGCGGCCTGGAAACGGAAAGATTATAGTTGTTTACCACGGATGTATCCCCTGCCCGCGGAGGAGCAGAAGACATTATTTGCGATGGAGTAGGGGGAGGAGTGGCTCTAGTATTCGATGAAAGAGATGGAGATGGAGCTTTAGCTACGGAGTTAGCTTTAACTGCAATATCTCCTACGGATAGTTCTACCTTCTTTTTCAGTTCTGGTATACGTTTTGACCATCCCTCTTCTACACCTTCGGCCGAAGACTTGCCTATAGGAATGAGAGCTTTTGCGGGAGATGAAATACCTAACTTATCTTTTAGCCACTGTGGAAGCCTTCCAGCTAAGTCGTCTACCTTATCGTGAAGCCAGTCGTACCAATGGTCATGAAGCCCTCTCCATAACCCTTCTACTATAGCCTTACCAGCAGCTACGACATCACTGTTACCCTCCACGAGTCTGTGAATTGAACCTGCAAACCCGTCACCCCATCCTGTAATAACCCACAAGTAGTTCTTTATCTCGTTCCATTTATTAACGATACCGTCGAAGAACGAGTCTACTAATCTTCTACCAGAGTGCCAGACATCAGAACCTATTCCAACTAGAGAATTTATTGTATCTTTTAATAGATTGAGGTTTCCAATTATAAGCCAGGACACACTACCAGCCCATTTCTCGCTTATACCATTAAAAATAGAATCTGCAATGGTTCTCCCTACCTGTAGTAAGCTGGCATTAAAGGTAGATATATGATATACAAGCCTTCCCCCGTTACCAAAAATACTACTTGATAAATTTAGCAGTTCTTGTATTTTACCTTCGTCTGAGAAGCCGCTCGCTATCCAACTAAATATCTGTTTACCCGCATTCTTTGTCGTAGCAGTTAAAGTATTTATCTGTTGACGTAGTGCTCCCCCTTCCCCTAAGAGAGTAACAACTGTATCTTTTAGATACTGTACTTTGTCCTCAGACTTTATGCCGTTAATTAACCACGTTGCGATATTTTTTCCTGCGTTTATTGTCGTAGTGGTTAAAGCATTTATTTGTTGACGTATCGCTCCTCCCTCTCCTAATAGAGCAACAACCGTGTCTTTTAGATACTGTACTTTGTCCTCAGATTTAATTCCATCGGCCAGCCAGTTAGATACTTGCTTTCCATATCCAACGATAGTATCTAGCGAACTGTTTACCGCGTTAGCTGTAGGGCTTCCCTCTCCAAATAAACTACTTACTGCTGACTTTAGAGTTTCTATTTTCTCCTCATTAGCTAACCCATTTGTTATCCCTTGAAGAACGTTCATCCCGAAAGTAATAGATGTATTGAGAAAACTTGTCATTGCTCCATTTTTAAGTTCTAACAGAGCAACTCCCCAACTAGCTAAAGAAATTTTTGCTAACTCTACTTTCTCTCCTAGTGTTACTCCTAACCAGGTTGATAGTTTTGTAAAAGCGGTAGCTAGTACATTAACCGCTGGAACTATACCAGCTAGTACTTCTCTAACGATAGTAAATGAAGTTGTGAATAATGTTACTGCTCCAGTAACTACGACTGATAACCAGTTCGTTATTAGGTTTAGAGCGGGCAGAAAAATATTCTGAATGAATACTTGTACTGCAACAAGTGTATTCTTAAAGACGGCACCAAACAACGTTACCGCCGCCGTAATAATGGGAGGCAGCACAACTCCTAACCAATCAGTAATCTTTACAAGAGTGGGTACTACCTGATTAGATATAAAGTTAGCTAATATAATAAGTATATTCTTCAGAGAATCGGTAGCTCCAACCGCGCTTGCATTATTAGAAGAAAATGTACCAGCTAGAAACGACCCAAACGAAGTTATAGCAGGAAAAATTACATTCGTAACTACGTCACTAACAGCAGTAAATGCAGTTCCTAGTACGTTTTTTATTAGGTCAGAGATACTACTCACTAGAGGAGAAAACGTACTAATAATCCAACTACCAATAGTTTTCATAGTACTAAAGAATCCGCTATTAGCTTCATTGCTTGTATTAGTAAACGCACTAGCTAACGCTCCACCGATAATGTCAACTACTGGCTGTATCACTGGAAGTGCTGTACCACCAAACCAATCAGATAAATTAGACAGGATTTTTAATGCAACCCCTACACCAGTTTCAACTAAATCGAATGCTTTTACAAGGCTCTTACCTAAAAAATCTGCTACTGGAGCCATAGCTGGCAGTGCTACGTTAGTGAACCAGTTAGAGATTGAAGTAAAAGCGTCTCGTATTCTACTAGCCGCAACAGACACTTTTACTTCTAGGGCCGAAGTGTCTACTCCAAATGCAGTTAGAACTGTCTTGATTGAGTTCCATCTCTCTTTCATAAGCACTACAACTAAATCCCAAGCACCTGTAAATATGCTCTTAAACGACTCCCAAACAGAAGTCCAGTTTCCGTGTATAAGCCCAGAAATTAGACTTATAACTCCCTGAAAGACAGTACTTATCAGCGACATCTTTTGTTGTACGCTATTTATAGCGTTTGTTACCGTATCTTTCAATGAACCGAAAACGGACTGTAGAGGAGAGAAGTCTGTAGAAGTTATGAAGTTTTGTATCCAAGTTATCGCAGAACCAAATACGGAAGATAAGGAACTGACAGCAGTAACACTAAAATTTATAGCCGAAGGTAAGACAGCTTGTAACCATTCAGTTAGTTTCGGGCCATTCTCTGTAACAAAAGGAATAACAAAGTTGTCTACAAATCCTCTAAGCACAGGCAGTAGTTCCTGAGCAATAGAAATTTTTACTCCCTCTACAGCAGACTGTAGTTTTGTCATAGAGCCTGAGAAGTTGTCCAGACGAACTTCTGCTTGCTCTGC